ACCATTATTTGCGGAAGCACTGAAGTCAATACCATGACCAGCAGTACCTATAATTAAATCTCCATCATTTATTTTTACGTTCCCAGATTCTGTGATTAACATCTTCTCAGTAGTTGATTCTCCACTTTTTTTCGTGAAAAAGTGAATATCACCATTATCATTGTTATTTACGAGAGACAAGCTTCCAAAACTGTAAGTTAAAGCTGCACCACCATCTGATGCTGTACCTCCAAAATTAGTAGCTTGTAATTGTAATTGACAACTATTAGTTCCAAAAATACTTAAAGCTCTATTATGACTAGTATTTATTGTTGATGAACCTAGAGATAAGTTGCCAGACGAATCTACATACAATCTTGTTGCGCTATTTGTCTCATCAACAACTGAGAAGTTTCCATTTGCGTTTTGAACTGTAAAATCAGAATTATTATTATTATCAGTTAAAAATATTTTTGGCTGATTGCTTGTAATTGTAAGATCACCATCAACATGAAGCTCTGAATTAGGTGAAGAGGTGCCAATACCAACGCGATTATTACCAGCATCTACAAAAAACGTATCTGAAGCGGTATCTCCCTCAATCCTAAAATCTACATTTGCACCTGATTCATTAAAAACAGTTTCAGCACCTAAAGACATTCTTTCAACACCACCAGTAGCAACTTTAAAAGTATTTGCAGCATCAGAATAAATACCAGTATCTAAATCATCACGAAAAGCCAGTGCTGGAGTACTTGCAGAGCCATCTTCAAGAGTTAATGTGCCATCAAGTTGTAAAAGTTCTACCCAACCATCATTTGCACTATTTCTTATTTTCAATATTCCTGTGTTGGTATCTGCCCACCATTGATAAGCATATTTTGTAGTTGGTTCTGTTGATGATGAATTATTACTTACAATTGCTGCAAGAGCATTATTCAAATCTGTACGAAATGCAGCACCTGATTGGTTGGCTATTACATAATCATGGATTGCCATTTCTTAGTCCTTTTTATATAAGTATATGATAACTGATAACTTAAATATAAACATATTTACTGTCCTTTACCAAACCCAACTGCTGTATATCTAAAATTTAGATTTTTAAAGTTGTTGCTAGAGTCTCGCACTTCTATTACAAATTGCGTTCCTGTAATAGATGTAATTTTAAAATAATCACCTGTTACAGCACCTTCAAGAGTAATTCCTATTGTAGGTAAAAAAGCATTTGAACCACCTAATGAACCAGTACCAGTGAAAAAAGGATTTGCAAATGTTACTGTTTTTGCTGAGGTTCCAGAGGCTATAGATGTATTTACAGTTTCTGTTCTACGTTTTACACTTGCTTCATAGCCTAATTCTGTGACATTGATATTTTGTGCAGGGTCATCTGATGTTAATTCAACTTTAAATTTGAAACCTCTTGCAGTATATTCACCATTTGCAAAGGTATTAAATTGTGAAAAATTTGCCCCGTACGTGCAAGATGTTCCACTTGATATTGTTGCACTTGCGGATGCTGTAACTGTAAAAGTATTTGCGTTTGGTACTGTTTGAATTACATAATTACCATCTTCAGCACTTCCCGCAGTAAAATTAATAACAACCTGATCACCAACAGCGTAACCATGTGACGATTTTGTAATTGTAATTGTCGTACCGCTTTGTTCGTAAGTGGCGGCTGTTGATGTTGTCGTGTCCAATTCCGTTGTCGCAACTAGCAACTTGGCATTTACATCTTCAGCAAGGGTACCGTCAAATTCAGTCCATGTATCAATATTTGCTGTTCTTGAATCAATAAGATCATTAGGTAAAAGACCAGAGGTAACGAACCTTCTTTTTAAAGTAAGATTAAAAATTGCACCCATATCAACTTCATTTGTAAATTCATAACTTCCAGAAGAATTTATTGGCCCAGCAAAATCAATGTTTGCCAAATCATCAACATTTTGTGTTATTGAATCCCACAATGTCGTTCCATCTAATAACAGACCATCAAAATCTGCATCATAAAATGTATTTGTTTTATTCCCTTGAAAAGGCGGGACATCTGTATCCTCTCTTTCTGAAAGTATTACTTGGTTTGGTTGTGGGTCTGGTTGGGTAACAATTATTCTTGCAGCATTATTTGATCTGCGCCCACCGTCATCAAGGAATTTTATACTGTAAGTTCCTGTTAAAGCTGGAACTAATGTTTCACTTATGTTTCCAGAAAGTTTTGGAATAATTTCTGTTGAATTGCTAAATGTTGCAACAGCAGGGTCAACAGATGGCGTATGCCTTACAGAAATAGAGCCTCCGTGTGTTACATCAATATCTGTAGCAGGGTTAAAACGGAGTCTTACAAAAAGATCTGATACAGGCTCAATTGTTAATCCTGTCGGGTCTTCTGGAAGTGCAGTCTTACCAACAGCATTAAATGTTAAGTTATTTGATGTTGCAGAAAGTTGGCCTTGAATGTTGTAACTAAAAACTTGAAATTCATAAACACCTAATTGACTATTTAATATTTCGAAGTCAGGACTAGAAACTTTTGTAGAAACAAAGTTTCCATTGTTATAACGATAATTTACTTGATAATTAAGAACACCAATTATTGGCTGCCAACTTAAAACAATTTTTGATACTGCTTGATTATTTATTGGAACTATTGTTTCTGTTGCAGAGAGGTTTGAAGGTGGTGGTTTGATTTCAGTTAAAACTGATACAGTTCTTGTTGGTAACGATGAACCATCTTCAATAAAATCATATTTTGCTTCTACATATGAAAGTGCTGTAATTGAAAAATTTATACCATCTTGTTCTTCAACAGTTATTACCCTAAATTTTTGTGCCTCGACAGTTGTATTGGCTAAAAGCCAAACAGTATTTACATTTGGTGTTTGCGAAAATGCAGAACTAACAGTTACAACGCCAGCAGAACTTATACTGGATACATCTCTAGTTTCAACAGTACCATCTGGTAAAACTACACTAAAAGTAGGAGAATTTGTTGTTGCCAAATCAGAAGCATTAGCATCATCAATAGTCATTACTGTTGTTGAACTGACAGCAGATAATCTTCCACCTCTTCTTACACCAGCACGAACAGGGTCATTAATATCAATAATTGCACCCGGCCTAACAACAGCACCAGCATCAATCGAAGTTGTAAAACTAACAAGTTCAGATTCGTTTTGCTCTGCAAACAATATTGATCTGCCCAATCTTGCAGCTTGACCTCTTGATGTACAAGCAAAAGCTTTTACTTGTTTTGTAATAATTCCAAATTTACTTTGTGCTGTAGTATCGTCTACAACTTCAAAATCTACATCTTGGCTGTCCATATTAAAATATGAAACAGCAACAGCAGTATGTCTTTGTTTTAAACTACTACCAGAATAATTAAAACCTTCAGAGGTTATATTACTAAGATTAAAAAGATAACTTGCACTTTTTGGCGAATCTTGAGTAATACTTATTGAACCAGCAGAAAAAATTGGCATACATCTCATAACACCAGCTAATTCATTAATAAGATCAAAGGCTTCAGAGGAGTTTTGTATATTTACATTGCAACTAAATCGAGCCTCCTGTCCTCCTAAACCATCATCAACAAGAGTGTTTGCATATTTACTTGCAGTAACAAAAGAAAATAAATCAAGATTGCTGTCTGTTATATGATCTCCAAAACCATATCTTGTATTTGTAAGTAAGTCTAATAAAATCATTGAAGGGCATGAAGTCCAAACAGCAGCACCCATAACACCATTAAAAATATAACCATCTGGATAAACAATACGACCAGTATTCGAATCAACAGTTGGGGTTCCAGAGCTAGATGCACCAGCCCCCGGTATTCTTACTTTTATTCCTCTAATTCTAAATTTTCTTGATGGTATTGAACTAAATTGTTCTGAGTCTAATCTTATTGCGTTATAAGCAGAGTTTGCATATGTAGAGGCATCATCAATTATTTCTGCAAAACTTGTCCATTGAAATGAATTAACTGTACTGCTGCTTGTACTGTCAGCAGTAATTCTTGAAACTCTTATATCAACAGGAAAAGAACCAGTTAATGCAATCGAAAAATCTTTTTGATATGCATCAGCAGTTCTACCAGTAACGGTATCAGTATGAACGTCTGTAAAACCACCAGAATTATATTGAACGGAAATTTTAAATTCTACTGTATCCCCTAATAAGTCACCACTATCTGTTGCTACTTGTATTTGTGGAAATGTGATTGTTACTTTTACACGATCAACATTTGTATTTGTAATTTGTCTTGTAACTGGCTGAGATGCTGTAACTGTAATCCCAACAGGTGTACTTGAAGAAGAACTTTCAATACCATCAATTTTTGTTTGGTTTGCAGTTCCATGTCTTGAGTTAAATGTTACATCTTGAAAATTAAAATCAACAGTTTGTGGGTCAGATGATGATGCCGTTGAATTTAATATTGGTGTATCGTTTAAAAACACATCTTTAAGATATGCGTTTTTGTATGCTGTAGATGTTTTGTCAGTTATACCTTCTTTTGATGCTGATGCACTTCCTTCAATTTCACCCTCAGAAATCAAATCTAAAAATGTAACAAACTGCTTACTATGTAAAGTATCAGGTGTTCTTGTGGGTTGCGGTGGTGGGGCAGGCTTGCCTCCACCAAATGAACCGCGAATAATTTTTTTATTTTTAGTCATACTTGTACCTGTTCAGTATCAATCGAAGAACTTATAACAACTGAACCAGTAAAAATTTCGCCATATACTAAAGGAACTGGTGTACCAGCACGACTTGTTTGCTGTGTGCCACTAAAACTAAATGAAAGCCTCGGGTCTTGCTCAGAACTAAATTGAGGCATTTTTGGTGTAGGAAATAACATATCACTTACACCACCTAACACTAATGAAGCACCAATACCAAAAGCTGCTTTTGCACCTAAACCGGCAGCCGCAAATGAGCCAGCACTTAATCCACTTAACGGTGCTGCAAAAAAGCCACCAACACCAAAACTTGCAGCAATTAAAATACCACCGAATATAGCCTTACCAATACCACCAGAACCAGATATGACAGGAACAAATTTAATGTCAGATTTACCTACTGGAAAATGCAATTCATCAATATTTACATCTTCTTTGCCCAATAATACTTGATAATATTTATTAGACATATGGCTTTCTAATTCTGGAAAATTATTTACAAGAAAACTTACAGCTTGTGCTGTTGTATTAACGACAGCTTCTAATTCTTTGTGACCTGTGATTTTTACAAGTTCGCCATACAGCTTTATTTTACGCATCATAACGATACCGACCCCCTGTACATTTTAACAACCAAGGATTGTATGGTTCTTTACAAGATAGTCTATCGCCTAAATGATGTAAAACATCACCATCTATAAAAATTCCAACATGATTTAAACCTTTACCTAGAATACTCATTGCTAAAACATCGCCATTTTGTAATTTTTCATTTGGTTTTAACAAACGAAATCCCGCTGTAATTAAATAATTATTGAAATCGCCATCTTCTTTTGATTGTGGATTTTCGTGGAATATTTCTGGTGTTAAGGGTCTTGTAGCTTTTTTAAAATTAATTCCTTTTTCTTGCGAATACCAATCCTCTACTAAACTTAGACAATCAGTTATACCCCAAACCCAATGTCTGCCAAGTAAAGGTGGCTTGTAACCACTTGGCTCATAGTAACCCCATTTTTCTGTTTTTGGATTAACGATATGCCATGGTAAATTTGTATCTTCGCAACTTACCATATCTGCTTGACTTGCTATTGGTTGTGTTATTGGGTGACTATGAATAACAGCCAATATTTTTCCAGTTTCTTCTGCTTTTACATAATCTGCGGGGTCAATAATAAAACATTGGTTTGCCCAATTTGAAAGATTTTTACATGGAAAATATTTTATTTTACCTTTTATTTCTATTAACAAACCACAAGATTCTTTAGGGTCTTGTTCTTTAGCATGTGCCAACGCAGCATTTTTCCAAGTCATTATACAACTAATCCAATGCTAGGAAATTCAGCTCTTGTACATTGTCTTTTTGGTGCACGAACACCAACAAGATCAATTGGTGCAGCTAATTCAAAAACAACTACATCTCTTGTTTCTTGTGACTTTCTATCAATAGAATATATTTCTTGTGCAAATTCAGCATTTGGGTCTGGTGTGCCATAAGGATTTACATTGCCAGCAAAATTAACAGCATCAATAAATTTTGCAAGTGTTCTTATTCTTGTTAGAGTTGCGCCAGTAAGATCATTTCCAGTTGTTGTTTGGTTAACTGTTAAAAGTATTGATGTAATAGTTCCAAGAACATTACTTACGGTTAGAGTTGGTCTTGGTATTTGGCCTTTTTGATATGCAAAACCTTCTGCTTTCACAGGAAATCTTTGGTATGTATTGCCAGCCCAAACAATCTCTCCATTTGAATTTAAACTTGAACCAGCATGAAATCTATATGTTGTAGCAGAACCATGTATAGCTGTAGTGGTTGTAAGAGTAAATAATTCAATAATAGATGAAGGATTTATTGATTGAATATCACTTATGACACTACTACTCACGGCTCAAATACCTCTCTAAACTGAGCCTTTATAGTTGCTCTATTATTAAACGGAATAGATTTCGTATACCCATCACAAACAAATTTATATGAACCAGAAACTGTTGCTGTAACATTTCCACTATTTGTTGCACTTGCACTGGCAGTAACAGTAAATGTATTTTGATCAACAGCAGTAGCAACAATAAATGTACCATCTGTTGCAGATCCACTTGTGAAATCAAGGGTTACAGTTTTACCAATAGCAATTCCATGTTTTGTAATCGTTACTGTAATTGTTGTGCCAGATTGACTATAAGTACCTGTTTTTGAAACACCCTCTCCATGTGGTGTAAAATCAAAACTTGCTTGGTCATTTTCTCTACTTTCTAAAAATGCTTCGATAACATCTGCATCTTCTTCTGATTCATTAAATTCAACATCAAAGGTTTTTGGACTTTGATGTGCAGCTAGTCCAAACAAAACCCTGTGTTCATAACCATCTGCAAAACGAACATTTCTTACAAAGGGATTTGATTTCTTTATAAAGCTCGAATATGTCGGTGTAAATGATGGAAATGTAGCCATTATGCAAGTAAGCCTCCGGGTCTTTTTTCTTGTACTAACTGAGCTTGTATAGCAGCAGAAAGAACAAGACCAAGCTCTCTGCTTTCTTGTTCGTTACCTTCTACACTAGAGCCTGATGCATCTACATTAACAACAATATTATTAGTTACACCACCTATTGCATTATTTGGTATCACTGTGCCAGCAGTTGAAGGTACAAATAATTCTGGACCACGTTCACCTACAATTGATGGTTTACCAACAGGTGGTCTACCACCATTAGCAAAACCTACTAAATTACTAAATATTCCTATACCAGTACTTTTTAATAATGTGTTAATTCCCATTCTAAGTAAAGAATTTGCTAAATCATTAACAATACTTTTAGCTGCTTCACCTAATGATTTAGTTCCATTGATTGCACCAACCAAAGCATCTGATATTTGACTTCCAATTGTGTCACCTATTTCAGCAAAAGCATTTTTTATTCCTTTTGTTTTATCTGTTATTCCATCTAACTTGTTATTTTGATCTCCTAATAATTTATTAATTTCTGCATTTTTTTGTGCTTTATCAACCAGAGCATTTCTTGTTTCTTCGTTGTTTTCAAATTCTTTTTCTTTTAAAAGTTCTCTTTCAATGTTTTGTTTCTTAAAAATTTCAAGTTGTTCTCTAAAGAATTTATTTTGTTCTTTTGGAGCAAAAACACTTGCCCCCTTAAATTTTTCATTTCCAAATTTTTGTTGGGTTAGTTTTATAGCCTGATCTCTTGCATCTTGTTCAGCTTTATTTACCCTACCAAATCCAAGTTTGCCAATATTTTGAAATCTTTTAAATAATCTATCAAGTGCTTGAACTGCTCTTGTCGTTTGATCTAACACAAATTTAATTACAGGTGCTAAAAGATTACCAACAGTTCTAGCTAATGTCTGGACAGAATCAACAAGAGTAGATAACTTACCATTTAAAGTTGTTGCTTGTTTTGTTGCACCTCCAAAAAATGCACCACCTTCACTTGTAAGATTAATTAATGCCTGATTAACTTTATCAGCACCAATCTCGCCCTTACGCATTGCTTTTTCAAACTCTTCTCCCTCTAATTTTGTGATTTTTTTCAGTTCTGTAGTTATATCTACACCTCTTTCTAATAACTGTAATTCTTCCTCTCTTTGTAATTTACCTTTAGCTCTTATTTGTCCAAATGCAAGTGCAATACCTTGTAAATCTGCACCTGTTGCACCTGCTACGTTTGCTAGTCGTTTTGTGGTATCAACTAATTCATCTGTTTCAAAACCAAATGCTTTAAGCCTTTTGGTTTGTTCTATTAGTTCACTACTTGTAAATGGTGTAACAGCACCAAAATCTTGAATCTCTTTAATAATTGTGTTTGTTTTTGAAAGACTACCAGTTAAAACTTCTAAACTTTTTCTTTGTGTTTCAAGTTCTGCAGTTTGAACGAATACAAATCTTGCTGTAGCAACTAATGCTAAAGCCTTTAATAAAGGTGCAATTGATCTTGTAAATGTTTTTACACCACCCGAGGCATTTCTTGCTGCGTTTCCATTATTTCTAAATGATCTACTTGACCTGTCTAATCTATTTTTTAATTTATTTGTATTATTAGCTAATGCTTTTGTTATTCTATCTGTTTGCTGCAGAGGTCCAATAGCTCTTTGAGCATCAACTATTAATCGAACCGTTGACTGTGCCACTTACAAAAAAAGACTTTCTTCTATATTACCTTGTTTTGTTCTTTTGACGATTCATTTCTGCTTTTTCTCTTTCATATTTTACTTCATAGTATGCAGCCCAGAAAATTAATTCCTCTTCAGTTATTAATTTTCGTAATTCCTGTAATGTTTTTCCTAATTTTGTACCGAGAAATAACTCAAAATTAAGCCAGTTATCTCTCTTTATTCTTTTTTTGCTTGATCAACAGATAACTGAATATCCATCATAAATAATTCAAGATCATTTAAAACTGTCTCTGGCAAAAACCTTTTTAAATTTTCTGCATCAGCGGAAGCAAATGCTTTTGTACCGTCCTCATTTTCTGCAAGCTGGCATAATAATCTTGTTGATACTGCAAGTGCATCATCTGAACCTGCATATGCTTGAGCTTGTATTCTGTCGTATCTTGTTAATGGTCTAAAATATAATTCTTTTAATAATGTTCCATCTGGTTTTTTTAATTCGAACTTTCTTCTGTTGGTCATTACTTCAGCAAATGCTTCTGTAATGATGTCTACGTTTCTTTTTGCGGGCATAAAATAATAATTGTATTACCCTAATATACTATATAGCTGAAGTTATGGTACCTGTTGTCTGAAATGTTATTGCGATCTCCTCAATTTCACCAAGAGTTGCAGAATGTTCTGCATTTGTAATGATTACAGATGCACTAATTTTTTTAGCAGATTGTGCCGAATCAGGGAAAAGCTCTATTAAAGCGTCACCTGCATCACCTGTAGTTAATACATCATCTATAAATGATTGGTAATCTGAGTTTCCAGAAGCATTGTATAAAACAGTTGCACCACCTTCCCCATCAATTAATCCACCAACACGAGATTTAAATGTATCTCCCATTTTTGTGGTTTCGATTGTATCTTTTGTGATTGATAAATTCCAAGCTCTAAGATCGCTTACTTCAGCTTCAGTTCCACCAGCATTGTGAAACATCAGTTTACCTACATCACCTTTGGTAGCCATGACAGAAAAAAGTATTTATTTTATATTAACCTTTTTCTGAACTTTTCACATCTTTTTTTGAATTTTGTTGTGCCTCATAATATTTTCTACAGTCAGGATCCCAATAGTTTGCTTCTCTTCTTCCTTTTACAATTTCAATAACGTCCAACATTTCTTCAGTAATTTCAAGTTTTGGCATAATTAAAGTTCCTCGTATATTTCAAATGTTACCCTAATTTGTGTTTGAAATTTACCCTCTGGACTAGAAGTTAATACTTCTGGTCCAACTGGTGAATCAAAAATAACACCCGAAACTGTTATTTTATTGTAAAGGTCACGCAAACGTTTGCCAATAACATAATTTGCACCAGAGCCAATTCCTTCCTCAGTAAAAATATTAATAGTAACTAAACCAATCACAACATTTACACCATCAGCTAAATATCTTCCACCGCCAAAACTTGTTTCACATTGTACAAATGTATCTTCAGTTGTGGAATCAAATGACATATTGCTAAATACAACAGGTATGACAGGGCTTGATGCTAGTTCAGTTGCAAGTCTACTCTCAATTGTTGATCGTACTGTATTTAAATCTATTGCAGCCATTACATTCTCCTAAATTCATCCTCAATAAAACTTTCTAATTGTTTTCCAATTAGTTCTGGAAATCCTTTTATTGTATTGTTTTTCGGAGATGTTCTAAATTGACCACCCCAACTAGGTGGAAGGCTAGTTCCATAACAAACTGGTTCAGCATATTCAATATTCGTAAAAACCTCTCCAACAAATGGTTCAATATCTGTATCCCATGATCTAGATAAAACTCCTGTATCACGAGGTGTAGCTTTTACAACTTTTTCCTTCCAAACAAAAGTAGCTTTGCGTACTGTATCTTTTACTTGTTTTTCAAAGTGTTCACCAATACCAGAAAGTCTTATTTCTCTAGCCATAATTACCTCAAAATAAGTTCGAATGTAACAGGTGTATTATTTTGTTCATTTGTATTTACAGATATAATTTTAAATTCAACACTATTTATAACTACTCTATCTTTTGTTGTTGGAACGTAATCTAAATCATTTGCAGATATTGTTAAAATTTTATCCTGTTGTTCAATTAAATCATTTACCTGTGATCTTGTTACATTATCTAAAACTCCTTTAATTGTTGTATCAGCAGTTGTTTCAGATATTACACCTGTAGTTGTATTATACGAACCAGCAGTAACTTTTCTAATGGTTACATTGCCACCCAATTTACTGAGTGTTTTTGATGCTGCTTTTTTTAAAGCATTCGCAAGGCTCATAATAAATAAGCAATCACAGTTCCACTATCTAGTTTGACACTTGTAATTACACCTTCAATAGCAGTATTAGATTTAAACTGTAAGGATGTTAGATCCCCAGTAATATTTTCAGCTACAAGTGTATTGATAACTGAATCTTGAAGTGCTTTAATACAACCAAATCTGCCTGTATGTGCAGCAGTATCATTTATGATTTTGGCTGCTGGATAATAAGTCATTGTTAACTCCTTTTAATTGCGACGTTAGCAGGTCCACTATGTCGTAAACCAGTAAAGTACCGTTCAAATAGTGGTGGTACTCTATCAGCACCAACAGCACCATAAAAATTTGGTGTTGCTTCTAGGTTACCAATTTTTACATTTTTGTAATCCTCTAAGCCACTTAATCCTAACCCATTCCTATTATTATTTAAATAAACTGCAAGAATAACTTGTGCTTTTTTAACCTGTTCTGGAATCTCTGTATCAGTAAAATAATCAGTTGTAATGCGAAATGGAAAGCCTGTTGCATAAGTATTGATATAAGTATCTGGTTTTCTGACACCTGTACGAGGCCATTGTAATGCTTGTGTATCTGTTACTCTTGCACCTAAAAATCTTTCTCGATCAATCCTGACCGCAGCGGTATATAAAGCTCTGTTTTTATTATCAGTATTTGAACTATCCCATACTGATACATCATCATCAAGAATTAATCCTTCTACAATTGCATTTGCATCAGACAGTGTTATGTAACTGTTTGCTGATGATCCCCCCACTGTTGCATCTATCGTTATTGCCATTTGTTTTTAATTTAGGCTTACGTTTTGTTTTTTTAAGAGGTACAGGGGCTACTGTTTTAGTAGCCTCCTGTTCTCTCATTCGTCTAAAAGCGAATATGCCCATTAACCCTTAATTATTTTGTAATTAAGAACTATAGCTTCACTTAAAGAACCTCCAGAAACATTGCTTACTGTGATTGCAAATGAACCTGCAGCAATTGTATTTGCTTGGACTAAATAAGAACCTGCAGTTCCACCACTAGCATGATTAACAATGATGTTGTCACTTGCAGTACAAGTTGAGTTTGTAACAGCAAAGGAAACCTCAGCGGCTGCACCTAATGCAGCATCATTCATAGTGATTACACCTGAAGGCTTATTTAAGGTCACTCCTGTACCTTTGTTTGTGGCTTGTGTTACTGAACCAGTGTCATCATCGGAATATCCAAGTGCAGAACCAGCAATAGCTTCAAATTGTGATGCCATGATTTACCTCTAGTCTTGAGTAGATACGTTAGTAGCTCTAACGATACCAATGTTCTTTGTCTCGTAGACTTTCGACCAGTTGCCTACAGTTGCTAGTTGTGTTCTGTTTGGATTAGTTGTTGTAACTGCCCATTTTGAACCAACAGGATGATATGTGTAATGCAAGTCAATAGCCATTGCATCTGATTTAGCCAGAATATCTCTGTCTGTTTCAGTTGTTAGACCAGCCTGCTCACCACTAGCTACAGCACCAGCAGTAAAGAAATATGTACTGTATTCAGTTGATGAGCCTGACCCTGCGGTAGAAACATCATCTGAAACAATAACTCTTAGTCCGCAATATGTTGGAACTGTATCATTGCCAGCAGTATAAGCACCTGTGATTGAACCACCAGAAGCAGTTGCAGAACCACCATTACCATCTGAAGCAAGAACATAGTCAACCATTTTTCTCTCTACGAGATCATAGTAAACCTTTGAATGCATACAAACGGCTGTTAGTTTGTCGCCTTGGTCGCCAAGAATTGATCTAGCTTTTGCAACGTGTCTTGGAGATAATCCAGTTGGAGTATCACTTGAACCACCATCAATAGTAAGACCAAAAAATGCTGCGTTTGAATCTGTTGAGTTTACAGAACCAAATACTCCATCAAGACAAGCAAGTAAATCTTTTTGTCTTTGGTTTGCAATGTAAGCACCAATCTTTTGACCAATTGCTGCCATTGGATCTGACCCTGCTGCCAATGCAGCTAAGTCACGAGATTCAAATGCACGACCTCTGTGTAAAATAACCCCAACTTGTTTGTCAGTAGAAATTTTGCCGGGTGTCAATGAAGATGAATCTGATAAAACCTCAAAGTCTCCACTTAAGTTTGCAGAGAAAAAAGGTACATTTACGAAATCACCACCCTCAGTAGCATTTAGCTCAGCCATAGGTGCAACCACACCGCTTGCAAGAAATGAATCTCTAGCAGTAGTTTGCTCAATGACATAAGGCGTAAATACCTCTGGAACGATAATATCACTCCTGAGAACTGCCATGTGTTCAAGAATAAAAAATTAACGGATGTGGGCGTAACCCTATTTGACTTAGCGTAGCCTTGCCTAATATTTATATATTAACGTGTTTTAGCAATATCTCTCAACTTTTGCCAAGTTTCT